GTAGTCCCACGATCAATGACAATTTCTTCGTCCATCTACTCTCTATGGGGAAACTATTAAATTACCTTTAACGCACTTTTGAAAAAATTATATATGTACATTATAAATGTTAAACCTTAACCGTACCAACAGAAATGCTCTCATCAGTATTTTCACCCTGATCGCTGTGATTTTTGTCATTGGTATGCTCAAGCAATCCAGTAAGTATCAGCCTAAGCCCATCGTGATTAAGGCTTCCAACGAAGAGTCCATCTTTAGTCTCCCCAACGATATTGCATGTGCTCCTGGTTTCACTTCGGATGGCAGCACTTACACTAAGGCTCTCACTCCAGGTGGACTCTGTGGTTCAGAGGCTCTTGTTGCTGGTCAAGCTGGTGGCTACGAGATTGAGGATGGAATTGGTGGATCTTTAATCTAAGCCTAATATAAATGGCTTTGGTTACTTCTCCCCAAACTATTCCAGACCTTAAATATGAATATCATACTATAACTATTGATTCCATTGGTCAAGATAGCGCTAATACTTTTACTTGTCACCTTCAACAACCCCTTAAAAATGTAGTTCAGGCAAGACTTCTTGGGGCTCATATTCATTCCAAAGATAACACTGAGCACTGCTACATATCTATTAACGAATTAGATTCCATCTTTAATGATCGCGCTTCTAATGTTCTCACTGGACAAGGGCATATGAGCATGATCAGAAGCTCGTTCGCAAGTATTGTAACTGATAGCACTACTCACAGTGGTTCAGATTCTCTTATTAAATTCAAGGATGATTATCCAATTATTACCCAGTATGTAAACCCAATTAGACAAGTTGATCGTCTCAGTTTTGTGATCAGAGATCAAACTGGTGCTACCATCAAGAACTCCTCAACTGCTGGTGATAACTTTTTAGTTTTTAAATTTGTGTGTAGAAAACCAAACTTGTAATTTTCTCTATTTAAAGTAGTATAACATGTCTTCAGGTATTGTTCAATTAGTAGCAATAGGTGCCCAGGATGAGTTCATTATGGGCAACCCGGAGATATCGTTTTTTAATTCCACGTTTAAAAGACACTCCAATTTTTCACAATCCGTCGAGAAGCAGACGATACGCGGAGATGTGAAAAACAATTCGATGTCAAGTGTTCAGATTGAAAAGTCGGGTGATATGCTTGGTTATATTTATATGACTCTTGATGACACTAACGAAGCTTTAGATACAAATGATTGGACTAAAGTAATTGATAAGATCGAACTCCTAATCGGTGGTTCTGTTGTAGACACCCAAGATAGTACTTTTTGTGAAAAGATTGCTATAGATACATTTGCCACTAATCTGTCTAGAAGCGCTATCGGTGCTCGTGCCGGTATTCACTCTAGGTCATTTTTTTACCCTCTCCGTTTCTTTTTCTGTGAGGGTCCACAATGTGCACTACCACTCGTAGCTTTGAACTACCATAATGTGGAGCTTAGAATATATTGGGGAACCGAAGCTTCTAATTTTCCCAATGTAGAGATGCACGCAAACTATTATTATTTAGACAATGAAGAACGTGGAAATATGGCTACACGCACTCATGATATGTTGATAACACAAGTTCAAAAGAGTGTACCAAGTGGAGAAAATGTTCAAGACCTCATCTTTAATCACCCCGTTAAATATTTGGCGTCATCAGATGTGTCCCGTAATGGTTCTCTCACTTCAACAACAAATAGAGTTAAATTAAGTATTAATGGGGTTGAATTGTCAAATTATAAATGGTGTAAACCTCATTTTATTGACGCTATGTCATATTATCATACAAACTTTACTATAACACCCGATTTCTTCATTTACTGCTTTTGTTTATTAACAAGTTCTCTTCAACCGACGGGTACATTAAATTTCAGTCGTATAGAGAGTGCGAAACTTATGAGTGAATCCTTACCTATTAATGACCCTATATATGCAATAAATTACAATATCCTCAGAGTCCAAAATGGGATGGCGGCTTTACTCTATGCAAATTAATTTAGCAATGTATATTAATATAGTTGTCAGTATGCAGATATTTGTCAAGACACTGACAGGTAAAACGATAACTCTTGAACTTGAGTCTTCAGATACTATTGATAATGTGAAGACAAAAATCCAAGATAAGGAGGGTATTCCCCCCGATCAACAGCGTTTGATTTTTGCTGGAAAACAACTAGAAGATGGTCGCACCCTCGCTGACTATAATATCCAGAAAGAGTCTACACTCCACTTAGTCCTCAGACTTAGGGGTGGTGTTAAGAATCTTCCCGCAATTGAGGCTTCAACTAAAATTCGCTTCGGAAAAAATGTACCCGATCCCCAGACTCAGGAAGATAATACAGTTGTGTTTAATGCTAGTGATGTAGATGTTACAACACCTTTCAGTAATGCAGTATACTTATCACCCATTAGGAATAAACCAGATTTCACATCTCCCTCAATTGTACTTCTTATGTATGACAAGGAGTCAAAGGAGATTACCGAATCCGGTGAGTCTGCAAATGCATTGGTTGGTGGTGCTACTCTCGATCTTGCCGTGTCTCGTTCTAACAACACAGCGAATACAGTTCAGTTTTTGATCAAAAGTGAACTTGAGAACAATACATCCTTAGTTGCAGAAGGAAATGTGGGTGTGGCGAATATGAACCCTCAACACACACTTTCAGTTGGTTCAAATTTATATGTGAATGACTCGGGTTCGAATGTCCTTGTCGTTTCAGGTAATGTTGCCATTTTAGATAGCCTTGTCATTGACGGTAATCTTAGGGTTAATGGTGAAACTACCGTGATCTACACAGAAAATACTTCAATTAGAGATGCGTTCGTTGAACTCGGTGCGAATAATAGTTCTGGTGATACAACCCTTGATTTAGGTATTTTGATGCATCGCCCAGATGCATTATCAAACGTAGTCATAGGTTATAGGGAAGGTACTGATGAGTTTGCGTTAGCTTACACCACTGCAAAACCAACTGATAAGACATTTACTCCGAAGATGGATGAAGATATTAATGTACACGTCTACGGTTTAACCCACGTGGATGCCAATATTTATGCACATGAAGATGTTCTCGTGGATGGAAACGCCTATGTAACTGGGAATGTTTCCATTACGGAAGAATTAACTGTTAGCAACAACGTGTACGCTGACAAAGATCTTGAAGTTATGGGTAACGTATATGTCGATGGAAATGTGGTAGCCTATAAGGACTTCACCCTAACTGGTAATGCATATGTTACCGGGAATGTTTCCATCATAGAAGAATTGACAATTAGTAATAACGTCTACGCCGATAAGGATCTCGAAGTTATGGGTAACGTCTACGTGGATGGAAATGTTTCCATCATAGAAGAATTGACAATTAGTAACAATGTCTACGCAGATAAGGACCTAGAAGTTTTGGGTAATACTTATATCACGGGAAATGTTGTAGCCTACAAGGATTTCACATTAACAGGTAACGCATACGTATCTGGTAATATTTCAATTACCGAAGAACTCACTGTCACAGGAAATATCTACGCCGATAAGGACCTAGAAGTTTTGGGTGATACTTATATCACAGGAAATGTCACGATTGATTCTACAACACTCCATGTAGATACAGAAACTAATCGAGTGGGTTTGGGGACAATAACACCAAAATCCACTCTCGATATTCTTGGTAATGTCTACGTGACTTCAAATATTAGCACAGCTTCTAATGTTCTTATTACTGGTACCGCAGCTTCTACTTCTAAAACCACTGGTGCTCTACAAGTTACTGGTGGTGTAGGCATTCAAGGAGATATTCACGCTACACATGCAAATCTTGAGGGTGTTGAGGCTGATAACCTTACGGTGACAGATGCAACTCAATCTACTTCCAAAGATACCGGAGTTGTGGTTATAACTCAAGGTGGTTTGGGTGTTGAGTCCAACATCCACTCTACAAATGTCTTCGCGACGTCCCACATAGGAGTGGGTACTTCTGCTACTTCTAATACTTTTGATGTTAGGGGTACAGCTAACGTAGGTGCCCTTGTGACTACATCTACCCATATTTCAGACTCAACTACATCTGTCTCAAAGACTAGTGGTGCTCTCCAAGTGACTGGTGGTACAGGTATTCAAGGTACTCTCTATGCAGCTGATACAACTCTAGACAGTGTGCAAACGTTGAACATGTCAACAGGTACAGTACCCCTTACAGATGCAACTAAGAAACTTGTTGATTCTCTCATTACTCAAAATGATGATGGTTCAATTATAATTGCAGCAAATGTGGAAATTACGGGTAATATTTCTGTAGTAGGTAATACATTTGCACTTACATCAAATGACGTGATTATAACTGACCGTATCCTTGATTTAGCTAATAATAATGCATCTACTTCACTGGATATTGGTATTCTCATGGAACACCCCGGTAAGAATATATTCGTTGGTCACCATACTAATCCTCATGACCACTTTTCTATAGGTTATACAGATGCAGGGTACACAGAGGATCACGTAGAATGGAATGGAGAAGATCATATAACTGCGAATGTTTGGGGACATCTCATCACACAAAACACTGTGACAGTTGAATATGGAAATGTCTACATCGTTGATGGTGGTCTCGGTATTGGAATTGGAGATGGTGAGAATGACAACGTTCCAGACTCAAAACTATATGTAACTGGTAATGCCCATGTAACTTCAAATATTTCCACAGATTCTAATGTTATTATCGGTGCCACAACTGCAACTACTTCAAAGACAACAGGTGCCATCCGAGTTGCAGGTGGTGTGGGTATTCAAGGGGATCTTCATGCTACAGATGCTAATCTTGAGAATGTAGAGGCTGATAGTGTAACTGTGACAAATAGTGTAGATGCAACTGATACAATTACAGGTGCTTTGAAGGTTGCGGGTGGTCTCGGTGTTGAAAAGACCATCTTTGCGGCTGACATGTCATCAGGAAGTGTCAACATCACAGATAACACAAATTCTACCGATAAAGATACGGGTGCTCTCATAGTTCAAAGTGGTGGTGCCGGTATTGAACTAAACTTGAATGTCGGTGGTACGGGTAAGATTTGGGATGAGACAGATGCTACCACGACAACAAGTGGTGCTTTACAAGTTTTGGGTGGACTCGGTGTTGTTAAGAGTATACACGCCGCCGATACAACTTTTGAAAGTGTTAATATCACAAATAACACAAATTCTACCGATAAAGATACGGGTGCTCTCATAGTTCAAAGTGGTGGTGCCGGTATTGAACTAAACTTAAATGTCGGTGGTACAGGTAAGATTTGGGACGCTACAGATGCTACCACAACAACAAGTGGTGCTTTGAAGGTTGTAGGTGGTCTCGGTGTTGAAAAGACCATCTTTGCAGCCGATATGTCATCGGGAAGTGTCAACATCACAGATACAACTATATCTGCAAATACAATATCAGGTGCTCTACAAGTTGCAGGTGGTGTCGGTGTGGCTAATAATGTTCACGTCGGTAATGATGTATACATAGGTTCAAACTTGAATGTGGATACAACCACCTTGCACGTAGATTCAGTGTCAAATAGGGTGGGTATTGGAAAAACCAACCCGGGTTTCACCCTAGATATTAACGGTGACATTAACTTCAGTGGGGACCTATATGAAGGTGGCTCTCAATTTATTAGTTCACCGTGGGAGATTGAATCGTCTCCCACTGCACTCAGTTACACAAATGGATTTGTAGGTATTGGTGAAATTACACCCGATGCAACCTTACATGTCACAGGAAATACATTCATTACATCAAATCTTACAGTGGATACAACCACCTTGCATGTAGATTCCGTAGCAAATCGAGTTGGCATTGGAAAAACAAACCCGGGTTACAGTTTGGATGTCGTGGGTGACATTAACTTTTCGGGTGATTTTTATAACGGTGATGCCCTATTTGAAGGTTCCCCGTGGACTACAAGCGCAAACCTGCTTACTTACAATAAGTTGAATGGTTTTGTTGGTATATCAACTGATTCTCCCGACGCCAATTTACACGTAACGGGTAATATTTTTGCCACTAATATTGAGTGTTCAAATTTAATTTTTGATACGATCGTAATAACAGCTGGTACAAGTTGGGATAACGTTATTAATGTGTCAAATATAACATCAAATATAGTACAGTTTACAAATCCAGTTACGAGTCTTATAACACTTGGTAATATTGGTGTACATACACGTTTACCCGCCCATACCCTTGATGTAGCAGGAACTGCTAATGTTGAAGCTTTAATTGCGACAAGTAATATAGATTCTCCTCTAATCAACGCTTTTAGTATAACATCAAATCTAATAACACAGGAGGGAATACCAGCTTTTACCGTCCAACTCGACGATGGTACTTTAGTAGGTGCAAGTATTATAGATTACAATACTGTTATAAGAGATAACACTGGTAGTTATTCAACATCAACTGGACAATACACTGCCCCACATACAGGTCATTATTTCTTTAGTGCACAAGGTGTTTATCAAGGTGATCTGACTATTTATGATTTTAGGATCAATGGTACTCGTCAAAATATAAATGCTTTATGTGATTCAACAGCTTCGTCCAGTAATTATATTCCACTTACAATTAACGCTGTACTTTATTTAACCACTGGTCAAACTGTGGATGTTTTTCAGGTGGAAGGTGGAACATTTGGTGACGATAATAATTTCTTTTGTGGATATTTTATTGGTTAATAGTATACGATGGTTCTTACATCAAGAAGAAAACATAAAGCCTTTGTGAGAGCTTTCAGAAGAAAGTTTGCGTCTGTACCTTCATTTTTTAAGTTTAAAGTTCACACTGACTTTAGTGATACCTACGATAGTATTGTTGTACCAGCTGGTGTTACTAAACCAACTTTGTCAGAACTCCAAACCGTTTTTGACGAGGAAATAGTTGTTGAGGAAGCGGAGAAGGATGCTGATACAGCTGGTGACTTTCAAGTTGGAACGGCAAATCTATATGTAGATATTTCAACAACAAGAGTGGGGATTGGGAAAACAGACCCAGCTTACACACTCGATGTAGTGGGTGATGTCAAAGCTTCGGGTGATGTTCTCATGTTTAGTGACGAAAGAATGAAAACTAATATTGAACCAATTCCAAATGCCCTTGAAAAGGTTTTACAACTCTCGGGTGTTACTTTTAATAAATTAGACCATCATGATGACCGTAGACACGCAGGTGTTATCGCCCAAGAGGTTGAAAAGGTATTACCCGAAGTCGTGTATACTGATAAAGACGGGATGAAAAGTGTTGCCTATGGTAACGTTATAGGACTTCTCATAGAAGCTATAAAGGAGTTGGCTCATAACAAAGAGTAAACCGGACGAATTATAAAAAACCTCCCTAAACAGTAGATGAGTGACCCTCTACTCTTTGTGGACACATCAGAGGGTAAAGTCGGTGTCGGGACAGGGAGTCCGGGTGCAAAATTACATGTGAATGGGAATGTAGACAACGTTGGAGTATCTATACAAAATAACGCCCGAAAATACACCGTGGGGGTACGTGGTGATACATCAGATGTATTTTCAATTGTAGATGATACAGCGGCGGAGTTTAGAGCAGTAATTGATAGTAGTGGCAATTTAGGCGTCGGCACAGCGAGTCCGGGTGGCACCTTAGACGTAGCTGCACAACACGGTGACATAACGAATCCGATGGTCCATTTTAGAGCGAATCGCGATGGTGCTTCAAATGGAGACGGTAACGTCTTGAAACTCGAGAATAGTGGTAATCGAAGTGATTCTGAATTGTTACAATGTGTCAGTAGTGGAAACGATAGGTTCATTGTGAGAGCGAATGGTGAACTCACAATCAATGGTACCACTATGTCTAAAGCACCCAGAATCGTACATATAGACGATACTGTGCCGGGGTGTCCTCCAACCAGACCCGCGGGTGATATTATGTCTTATAGTCTCGTTCTAACCAGACCTGCGTACGTATACGTAAGTGTAACCACGATACTTAATTATGGCGCTCGATCCGATTGTGAAATATATTTCGGATCTACTCATATACAGAGTCATTTAACAGCTGCGGACAATACAGGTTGGAACCCCGTATGTATGACAGCCGGTGGGACAGTACCTGCTGGAACGACTAATATACGATTCCGTTCCAACCGTGCGAATGTCGTCGGGTGTCAAAATAATTGGGGAGGAATGCAAATATTAATTTTTGAAACGTAACTCATGATACGTAGAACACCATTGTTTCCTGGCTTCATCTACAGTCCATATAAACCCCCCAGTTTTCTCGTTGACGGCGTTATGAATATCTACGGTCCATTTAAATAGAGTATCTCTGTCAGTGAGATCAATAGGGTGTGCATCTTGAATATTTTTATGTTCCTCTCTACATATTGGACATGGTAAAACCTTCATGATGAGATCGTAAAATTGTTTATATTCCTCTTTATCCGTTTCAGATGGTATTTCTGGATAACCTATGGCGACTTCGTGTATCGTTCCCCACACGAAACCACCCCATTGTTTATTCACCGTATACTTAACGATTTTTACGTAATTTTTAGTATCAAAAAAATCCATATAATAGTAATGCACGATCCCTTTATACTTAATATGGTACAGAGAGCTTTACAAGCTACCACGAATGTTATGCCCAATAAGTTTTATTTGGACCCCGATTATGATCTCATACAATTTGAAGAAGGATACGATAAACCACCCAGGGAAGTATTTTACGCCAAATATAACGAACTTTTGAATACCCACAAATACAAAGTGTTTCGTGAACAGAGAAATAAAAAACTTACAGAATCGGATTTTATGATGTTATCCGATTATCCCAAAGAAGATATAGAAGAATGGAAAGTGTACCGTCAAGCCCTTAGGGACTTACCCTCGGTAACCGAGGATCCAGAAAATCCCGTATGGCCTACTCCACCCAATGCATAAAAACCTCCGTAAACAGTAGATGAGTGACCCTCTACTCTTTGTGGACACATCAGAGAGTAAAGTCGGTGTAGGCACGAATGCTCCGAATGTTAAATTGCATGTTGGCGGTGGTGATGTTGGAATTGATAGAGACCAAAAATTTGATTTTGGTGCTGGTTACAGTGCTAATTGGTATATTAAACAAAAATCCGACGATAATAAGTTATATTTTGAAAGAACAGGTGGAACTGGAAATGAATTAGTAATTGATACTACCAGAAACGTGGGTATAGGCACGGCATCACCCGACAAGGAATTACATGTCTATGGTAGTATAAAATGCCATAACACTGGTAGTACGGGCACTGAAAATGGATTATTTTTACATTCTCAAGGTGATTGGTACAATCTTTCGCCGGGTAACGACGGATATTTACACCTCCTCGGGGGGGCGTCTGGACAAGGTAACATGTCTGGTAATTTCTCCTCAATGAAGGTCGGAAAATTTATCACAGATGATAGCGTCAGTGTAGGAGGACCCCTGTATGTAGGTATACGAGGTAAAGATGCCGGTGCGGCAAGTGATGGAAGAAAAAACATTTTCATACAATCAACATACGGTGGAAATACATCCCAAAATTACGGGTGGTGGATAGGTGCACAAAATCAAAATTTAAGTTCGACTGACAACGATATGTATTTCAGTGTTGTTAGAAATGGGTCCTATAATCAATCTGCGTATATACAAGATAATGCCGCCAATATTCGAATGAACTTTACAGGTCAACACAGAACCTTCGTCAAAGATACCCCGACTAATCAACTCGTCGATAAGGAAGGTTTAATCGTCTCCGCGAATCAAAATGAGTTCGTTAAAATGAGTGGAGGTGTGGTATATGGTAACGAAGCCATTACCGTCAACGAATCTTTACCACTCGTATCCCTGTCGACCAAGGCGAACGACAAAAAGTGTTTCGGGGTCTTATCAACCACTGAAGATCCAGAAACGAGAAAAGAGGTACACGGTAATTTTGTTTCTAACATGCAAAAGGAAGAAGGAGATACACGTGTATACGTAAACTCGGTCGGTGAGGGAGCTGTATGGGTAACTAACATCAATGGTACTTTGGAGTCTGGTGATTACATCACGACATCGAACGTATCTGGATATGGTATGAAACAGAATGATGATATTTTACATAACTACACAGTTGCAAAGATACTCATGGATTGTGATTTTAACCCAGTCACACAACCGAAACGAATAATAAAAAAAGAACCCAAAATGGTCGATTATTGGATTCTATATGGGGACGTGAAAATAACCGAAGAAGAGTACAATACTTTACCCGATTCACAGCGTAAAATTGCTGACGATGTTCACTATAGAATTGATCAGATGGAAGTTGTGAAGGAAGATCCAGAAAAAGACGGTTTTGTGTATGAACAGAGAGAAGATATAGTGAATGTTTTAGACGAACACGGGCAGTTCCAATGGGAGGATTCGAGTGAAACTGAAAAGGCTTATAAAACAAGATATCTAGATGCAAATGGAAATGTCACAGATGAAGCGAACGCCGTTCATGTCGCAGCATTCGTAGGCTGCACTTACCACTGTGGGTAATAAAAACCTCCGTAAACAGTAGATGAGTGAACCTCTACTCTTTGTGGACACATCGGAGAGCAATGTCACTGTCACAGGTAACCTACATGTTACCACAGAGGTAAGTGGTGGGTATGATACTAATACGACATCATATTTAGGTCGTGCGGCAGTAGGATACTGTGGACATGATGACGCTATGGCTATCTGTCATATTGATTCAAATGATAACGGAGGATACGCACTTTTACAAGAATCAAATGGAGAAACAATGTTAAATTCTGCGTCAGGTCGTCCAGTTCATATACGCCAGGGAAACGTTGATAAATTGACTATAAATAGTTCTGGGATGGCTGAGTTTGCATTAACCCAAAAAAGAAACATTTTTTATGCGCCAAGCAATTGGGGTTACTCCACTAGCAGCACCAGTGATACAACTTTATGGTCATTCAGTCATAATTTTCCATACAATGGATATGTCATATTAAGTATGAATGGTCACTTTACTAATTCCGCTGGAAATCGTTGGGTTTATGCAAAAATAGGTATAGATCATTCAGATCCGGCTGATACTTCAGGGTTTTACGATTTCCATACGGTTGGAGGCGCGGGGAATCACGGGGGGGATTTCCATGCATATAAAGACTCTAGTGTAGGTTGGCAAGATATTAACTGGGGTGGAACCCTAAAAGTGAGCGCCGGTAACCGGGCCATATGTTTGCGTGTCCGTACAAACAGTGGAACCTTGTCCATAAACGGATTGGCAATAAATATGATGTATTTTCCAACTTATATTTTCTAAGCCTCCAGTAAATGGTTAACGAACAATACATTTTACACCCATATTACTCCACCGTGTTTGCAGATACTGTAAGAGAAGTAATGGAAAATCCACCCGTATCCTTTGGACATAGCGGATCGTGGGACACTCTCGCATTTCCAGATGGATATGAGAAACCTTCAAAAGAGCTTTTAGAGGAAAGATTTAAAGAAAATTATAGGAATGAGGGGTTCAAATACTTACGGATAGAAAGAAATAAAAAACTCACAGAATCAGATTTTGTAATATTTCCCGATTATTCACACCCTACCCCCGAAATTAAACAGGCGTGGTTGGATTACCGACAAGCCCTTAGGGACTTACCCTCGATAACCGAGGATCCGGAAAATCCCGTATGGCCTACTCCACCCAATGTATAAAAACCTCCGTAAACAGTAGATGAGTGACCCTCTACTCTTTGTGGCCAAATCAGAGAGTAATGTTACTGTCACGGGTAACCTCCACGTTACTGATGTAACTGTCACAGGTGACCTCCACGTTACTGATTTAATAACTCTAAATGGAAACGCTGTATTAGACACTTACGATAAAAATCCAATTAGTTCAGTACATGGAATTATTGGTAGAGAACCATTATATACATGGCAGGGTGATCAAACTTTTTCCAATACAGTAGGTGTAAGGAACGAACCGTACAATTATAATAGTGATAGCTCATGGGGTAGAATAAGAATTTATGGGAGCACTACAATCAATGATCATTTTCATTCTATCAAATGGAACTTACAAAATATGACTCAGTTCTATAATTTGAGTCGAGATAACGATGGTAATCTAGCACAACCTTCCTCATATGCGTTGCTTTCTTTACCAGTCAGATGGATAGATAATAAAACATGTTCTCATATGTTTTTTATGAAGATGATAACACGGGATAGATTTGAACATGCATGTGTTTATGTAACGAATGAGGATAGAACAAGTTGGTATAGACTTGGTGTAGCAACTACAAATATGAACGCGACGAGTTTTGATGCGAACCGCGATGCACGACCTTTTCCAGGTCCTGATGGTGGACAATCTCAATCTCACAGTTATCATGAATGGGGAAATTGTAGTATACCACAATATGTAGTGGAAGAGTATTCGTATGCAACAACAGAGGATAATAATAGCCCTCACAACAGAAATATAAATATAGCTGTATGTGGGACTTCGGATGGCAACAATAGTTTCTATCCGTCAGGTATTGCAATGCGTCCAAATATTTACGGATTAACGTTTTGGCAAGCACGTGTTATGTATTTAGCTATGAACGGTGGAACTGCTGTGGGAAAACATTCGGATAATTGGGAAGGATCCACGATGTGTTCTATAGGGCATACGACCAACTTAACTAATTTATATGTCCCTATATGTCCACCAAAAAATCCCACTTCAAATGCATACCCAGATTTTTATATGGGTTATCTGGGACACAGAGAAGACGGTAGATATGAAAACAGATTAAAATTTTTTTTACATGGTAGTGATGGCACATATCAATTTTTAGGGAGACAAGCCATGTGTTATAAAGGAAGATATGGACACGCGTATGTTTCACAATCTCACAGCACCTCGTACCTTACAAGAGCTTCGGGAGTTTATGTACCAAGTCCAGATCCCAAATATATACAAACGATTCAGGGAAGACCTTATTTAAGAATTAGAATTGATGCCCGACAAACGGGTGGTGATTCAACATCTGCAACATCCACACATCACCCCAGAGGTATGTACACGGAAGTTGTATACCCAGATGGTTCTAGTGACGGATATGGTCAAACACAAAATATATATAATATATAAGTAACATGTTACACATTTACGATCAACATGACTTTATATATTCATTTTCTCTAGATGCCCTTGATAGAACCCAAGAGGATTGGACTAATTATACAACGGTAGAATTATTACCACAA